TATGGATCAGGCAGGCGGGCGGCGTGATCCGGTGCAGTCTGTGCGGCAGATCAGCAACCAGCGCGGCGGATCAGTGCGGGCGCTGGTGCCCGATGTGCTGCGGATCAGGCAGGGCGGCGGGCGTGGATCAGGAGAAAAAAGAAGCAGGCAGGGCGCGCCGTGTGTGGCGTTGTCCTGCCTGCTGTGCTGTGTGCTGCTGTGATCTTCTGCCCTGGCCCCGCTCCACGGAACGCCGCCGGGGGTACTGTTTCACGGTTTTTCCGGGCGGTACTTTGCGCCGCGCCGGAGGGGTCAGATTCTCCACTTTACCGGGTAGTGCTTTATGTGTAGGGCTAGAACTTAGTGAGCTATAGCCTCCCCAGTAACCCCCTATAGTCCCCCTTCTTCCCCGTTTTTCTGCTCCGGGTCCAGCTCTAACGGCTGCCCGTCCTGCTCCATCCGGGCGCGGACCGCCTGCAAAATGTAGCCTTGCAAGCTCTGGTTTGCAGCAGCCGCAGCCGCCTTTATCGCTGCCGCTTCTTTTGCCAGTGGTTTTATATTTATTTGCGTGCATTTTGCGTTGTATTTGTCGTTTGTCAGTCTTTTTTTTGCAGATATAGCCATAATTTCACCCTTGCTTTTTATTTATAAATATAATATAGCACCCCTGCCGTCACCCTGTACAGTGCCATTTTGCACAAAAGCACGGTACAGGATTTGTGCAAAAAGTAGATTGCACGGTACAGGGCTTGACAACTAGCACGGTACAGTGCTATCATGTAGCCACGGCAAGCGGCACGGTACAGTGCAACGCAAGCCGAACAAAACCAACGATTGCAGGAGGATTTTATCATGCGTAAGCTCAACAAAATTATCACCACCGCCGCAATGGTCGCCGCCATTCTGGCGGGCACCGCACCGAAAGCCGCCGCGACCGGCTGCCCCTACACTGTCGGCCCCCTTGGCCGCTACATCGCCCCGGCCATTGTGCAGGGCATGACCGCCACCGATGACGGCGCGGTTGAAGTCTGGTGCACCGACGCGCTGGACGGCGACGACTGGTATTTTCTGGTGGATGCCGAAACCGATCTGCAAATTTATGACCGGGTGCAGCTGGTAGTTGATGCCAACGGCACCCCGGACAATTTCGCAGATGACAAAGTGATTGATGCACTTTACTGCCACGACTGCGAGAACGCGGAAGATTGAACCGAAAGGAGCACAACAACATGATGACACTTGAACAGATCCGCCAGCGCAACAAGGCAGAGAACGCCGCAGCCCACTGCCTGCAGGCCGCCGGGTATCGGCTGGAAGGATGGGACCCCCGCACCGGGCAGCGGATTGCCGCCCAGATCACCGGCGAGAACACAAACGACGAGTGCCGCACGTTCTATGCCTTCCCCACCTGGCAGGCTGCCGCCGCCGCTCTTTTGGGCTGAACGCCCCGGACACCTTAGCAGGGCCGCACCGTAAAGCGACCCCGCCCCACACCCGGCACACCGCCGGGACAATTTGAGAACTGAATACAGGAGGTTTTACACCATGAGAAACAACGATCTTATTGCAACCGCCGTTTGTGCCCAGTACACCCCCGAACAGCTGCACAAGCTGGCCGCCCACTACTACACCGCCGACGAGATCGCCAGCGCCGCCGCAAAAATCATTGTGGAGCCTGGCGAAGACGGCACCGCACCCGATCCGGTGGAGATTGCAGAAGAAACCCTTTGCGCCGCTCTTTTCCACACGTTCGACGGCTGGAAAAGCCCCAGAAACGGCGGGCTGAGCGTCAAGCGCGGCGAAAAGGCCGTGATCCGCTGCAAGCTCTGGAAGTACAAGGACAGCCCCAAGCCCGAAGACCTGCCCGCCGACGCTGACCCGCTGACCCGGGCAGCCGCTGAGCAAGGCGGCGGTGACTACTACATGACCACCGCCTACCTTTTCGGACGCTGGCAGGTCGAGAAGCGCGACCCGAAGAAACCCACGGAAAAGCGCTTTAAGTCCCTTGATGACATCCGGGCATATAACAAGATGCTGGCAGACCAGCGCAAAGCCGCAAAAGCTGCCGCCGCCCAGCAGGACAAGCCCCAGACCACCGCACAGCCTGCACCGGCTCCCCAGCAGACCAACGCCCCCAGCGCCGCCGATCTGAAAAAGGCAGCGGACAAGGCAAAGCTGGAATTTATGGCAGTTTCCGAAGATGACCGCCCGGCACAGGCCGCCGCGCTGGAAAAGTGGCGCAAAGCCCGGAAGGCCGCAGAGGTTGCAAAGCCGACAGCCACAACCGCCGCGCCGGTTCCCGAAGTCAAATCCCAGCCCAAACCGGCAGCGCCTGCACCCAGCGCAGACACCGCCCCGGCATACTGTGAGCAGACTTCTTTCTGCTGAATGGGATACCCTAGCAGGGCCGCACCCCAGAAAAGCGGCCCCGCCCCACACCCGGCACACCGCCGGGACAATTTGAAAACTGAATACGGAGGATCACAACATGAAACTTTCCAGTAATTTCACCCTGTACGGTCTGAACGTGAAGGCGATTCAGGCATACTTGAAGGATCAAGGCAAGTGCCAGCGTGGCGTGCGTATTTCCCGCCGTGGTGATATGGTTTACATCATGACCGCGTACATCGGGTTCAAAATCCCCGTCATGCTGTACCTAGATATTGTCCAGCCCGCCACGTTCCGCGAATGCCCCGAAGACGGCGTGACCATCGTTTCCGGGCAATACGGCTATGAAGTGGAGAAGAACGCTCCCGATCTGACCGAACTTTTCAAGAACCATGCCCCAACGGAAAAGGCTGTGGAGCGCACGCCATTCTTGCAAGAACTGCCCACCGGCAAAAAGAAAACCGGACTTGCACGCCTTTACCACGTCGGACCCGTGCCGATCCTGATTAACTCCATGTACGATTGCATGGTTGACCCGGCGCAGTTCATCTACCACGGCAAAGCGTCCGGCTATTCTCCAGTGTACGCCACTAACACCCAAGACCCCGCACAAGCCACGATTGCATTTATCTTCCTGCCCATCCGCCCCACCGATGAAGTCAAAGCGCTTTGCAACAAGATGTTTTCTGAATGACCCGCAAGGCCGACGGCATCCCGCCGCCGCTGGTGCAAGCCCAGCCGCCCCGCCGGGGCGGGCGCTCATGGGTTACAAACCCACGAAAGGAGTTTTACAACATGACCGAACAAGAGAAAGTGGAGATCGTCGTGGTGGATACGTCCACCTGCACCCTCTACGACTTCACCGCGTCGAGCTGGCGCGGCCCCCGCACCCCGGAAGAGGTCTTGAAAGCCGCTCAGAACAGCGCCGCCGATGACGTCCGCCGGTACGAGAATATTCTGAACTCTGGCAGGTATGACGACCGGAAAGAGTATTGGACGGAATGCCTTGAAGCAGCAAAGGCCCGCACATTCTCCACCATGACCTACGGCGACTTTCTGAACGCCCAGCGGGAGCGCCTGCTCTCCGGCCCCATGCAGGAGATCACCGAACAGCAGTTCGACGACGCCTTGAACGTCCTGCCGCCGCTTGCATGGCACACCCGTCACAACGTCGAAGAGTTTTGCAGCCGCGAGTTTGAAACCGGCTCCTATACCATGCAATATGCGTACAGCCTTGTTCAAAACAAGCATTACGCCAAGCTGGTTGACTACTCCGACCCCTCTACATGGATCAGTTCCATTCTTGAGCGGCAGTAACCGCCCCGGACACCTCAGCAGGGCCGCACCGTAAAGCGACCCCGCCCCAGCCCGCAAGGGCTACACGAAAACCGCAAGCCCTACCAGGGCGAGCGAAACGCTTTGAAAACTGAATATTTGGAGGTTTACACATGGCTACTATCAACGAAAATTCCGCCCGCATCGCAAAGGAGCTTTCTTCTTTCTCTGATTACAAAGAAGGAAGCGCCACGGCAGAGTATAACGCTCAGTGTTCCAACGCTGCCGCAATCCTTGAACGGGTCAAGCCCCAGTGCGCCACCGAAGACCAGCGCGAGCGCGCCGAATGGCTTTACAATCGCTACTGTGAAACGCTGGCTCTTGCGATCAACCGCGAAAACGAGATCGGGACCCGCTGCCCGTCTGTGCTCATCTGCGGTCCCGCAAACTTTCCTGTTCGCAAGAAAGAGAAGCAGGTAGCAGCGTGGGCCGCAAACCGCGAGAACTTCCGCAAGGCTGACCACTATTTGCAGATGCTCAAGCGGGCGCACACGCTGGCTGTCAAGTCCGACGATCCCGAAGCGCTGGACTATCTCCGCGCAAAACTCGACCAGCTCCAAACCGCGCACCAGACCATGAAAGACGCGAACGCCTACTATCGCAAGCACAAAACGCTTGACGGCTGCCCCGGCGTTACCGCCAAGGAACGTGCATGGCTTGAAAATGACCACGTTTTCAACGGCGGTTCTCCGCTGGCTCTCTACGGTTGCCCTTATCCCGCCTATGCACTGCAAAACAGCAACGCCAGCATCAAGCGGGCAAAGGACCGTATTGCAAAGCTGGAAGCAGCCAAGGCCGCACAGCCCGTGGAAGATGAACACGACGGCTACACCTACCGGGAGAACGCCGAAGCAATGCGTGTTCAATTCCAGTTCGACGGCAAGCCGGACGACGAAACCAGGGCGCTTCTCAAGCGCAACGGGTTCAGGTGGGCACCGTCGCTGGGTGTCTGGCAGCGCCAGCTTAACGACAATGGCAAGTATGCCGCCCACCGCGTCATGGAGGTTCTGGACGGTCAGCAGTAAAACGGATACTCTGACGGGGTTGCACCGTAAAGCAGCCCCGCCCCACTACCCCGGCAGCCCGCCGGAAGTATCACGAAAAGGAGTAACAACCATGAAGAACCAGAGCACCATCGCCCAGATCCAGTGCCCGGAACCGGTGACAGAACGTCACCACTTGACCGTGCCCCGCCTCGCCGACCTGGTAGCTCTGCCCACCGTCCACGTCTGAACACAGACCCGGACACTCTGACGGGGTTGCACCGTAAAGCAGCCCCATCCCAGCCCGCAAGGGCAGCACCCGCCGCCGGCCCCGGTATCTATATACCCAGATCGGCAAATCTAAAAACTCGAATCCCTACCGGGACGAGCAAATGCACATCACTTTGGAGGTATTTACATGAAACTCAAGGAAACCCGCATTCTTGACGCTGCGGGCGCACGTTACGCCTGCATTGCCAACGACTACTGCACCCGCTGCGATTGTGAAGAATATGACCGCATTTTGAACGATGCAGCCGAAAGTAGCCGCAAACCGGGCGGCATCACGGTTGACGATCTGGCCCGCATCGCCGAAGCAATCAAGGCCGTCAGCGAAACGGATGACGATGTGCCTGCTATCGCTTTTGCGCTTTCCCTGCGCACCATTTCCCATTTTGAGCAGGTCTGAATCATCCCGCCCCGGTAGCCTGCCGGGGCATCTTGTGTTATACTATTGCTGTCTTGAATATGCGTTTTTCTGGTGCTTATGTGCTCAAACTGAGCATATTTGTATCAAAATCATGGTTAAGTGTTCGGAAATGAGGTGTTTTTGTGATTGAAGGTGAAGTTTTCGCCCCTTGGCGGCTTGTTGCCAGCTTTGCAGACGGCAGCCGTTTGTTATTCGACGGTTTGACCGAACAGCAGGCAAAAGCAGCAATGGAGAGTGCCCAGCACGAGCACGGCTGTATTTCGTGGTGGGATCATGTGACAGACCTGAATTATGAGGACGGACGTTATTATCGCACCACGCCAGAGCCGCCCACGATCCACGTCTTGAAAATTGACGAATAAAGAAATGCCCGGTAGGCCATACAGCCCGCCGGGTATTTCTTTGCTCATTTTTCATTATTTCCGATATTCGTGTTTGTTTCCCAGCGGCGTTTTTGCGTTTCGCGGAAATGTTTCACATACGCGTAAGCTTTCCCGGCCTAATTTGCCTTTATATCATACGCGCGAAGGTGAAATGCTTTCACGTTTTCCTTTACCCCTTCCGGGGCATAGCGTTTGCATTCTCTAAGCTGGTGCGCTTTACTTACGCGCATTATACGCACGCGCACGGATTTCTTCCGCCTGTGGCATATCGTCAAGGCTTTCAGCAAGCCGCACCAAAGCTTCTGCTTTTATCCGCTTTGTGTGCGATACGCTGTACCCGATTTTATGCGCCGTTTCCTCCGAACTGTGGCCACACAGCCATAATTCCGAAATCACTGTTGTGTACACAGTCTTTAGTGACCAGATTTGTGCGCGGATCACAGCAAAGTCCCCACGCAGCACCACTTCTTGTACTTCCAGTTCCCGCAAACGGTCAAGGCTCCCCAGTTCTTCGGCTCTCTGGGCAATGTCTGCCGTGCTGTCGCTGTGTCCGCTTCCGTGCGGCATTCCGCCGTACTCAATGCCGCGCAGACAGTTCAGATCGCCTTCCAGCAGGTCTTTTTCTGCCGCAATGGTGCGCAGCTTCTTTTGGATATCCGCCGCGTAGTCCAAAACCATTTTTGCATCTTCAATCCGCATCTTCTGCGCCCTCCTGCGGCTCTGCCGTTACTGTTTTTTTGTGGTATCTGCCTTTTTGGCTTCCAGCGCCGCCTTTCGGCGGGCTGCCTGTTTTTGCCTGATCTGTAAACCCAGCGACTTTTTGAAATACGCCGGGAGCGGCTTTTTCTTACGCTTCCCCATGTTCTGCACCCCTTTTCTGCGGTTTATCTTCCCAGTTCGACAATAGCGCCCAGGCTTTCGATATTCTCCTTCGTTGCCCGGCGCTTTTTCAGTGCGGCAAAGATTATGCTCTTGTTTTCTGCGTAAAAGTTTGCCCCGACCGCAAAATACCGCAGTTCCGGGTTAAACTGCTGCCGAATGCGCAGGCAGAAGATCATGTGACCATCTACCGGCATATCCAGCTCATAGACCGCGATCTGACCGGTTTCTTTGCTGATTTCACGGCAAAGAAACACCGCGTTTGTCTCAAACCTTGCCTTTTCTTCATCCGTCACAGCTTTTCACTCCTTCCTGCCTGTTTTGCAAGGCGTTTCCACTCCCGGATTTCATCCTTGCTGTCCGGCGTGATGATTTCTGTGAACTTATAGCCTTTTGGCTCTGCGATCAGGTCAATAAACAACCGGCGGCGGTAAATGTAGTCCCGCTGTGCCCGCCGGGTGAATTTTGACTTGATTTCCACCACTTCCACCGTGCCGTCAGTATACACCAGCACATAGTCTGCCGTGTATCGCGCCGCTGGCAGTTTTACATTGCCATACTCCTTTGCAGGCAGTAGAGGAAAGGCAACGTGCGGCGTTGCCTTGATGATCCTGCCGGATTCAATGCCCGGCACCACCACGGATATGTAATACTCGTACTCTCCCCGGCTCTCGAAAGTTCTCCCGATTTTCCCGGCAGATTTTGCCGCATCCGCCAGCGTCTGCTGCGCAGGGGTACACTTTCCCCTTGTGCACCGTGCAATCTGGGCTTCTGCCTGCGCCCGGTATCGCGGCGGCAGGTCTTCAAGGCTCAATCTTGTGCTCATGTCTCCCCCTTTACCATTTCCGGCTCAGAATGGCATAGCATTGTGCTTCCGTTACTTCCCAGCCGTCTTCCCGGGTTTGGTCGGACTGGTGCAGTTCCCCCGGATCGTAAACAACGCTCTTTTCCAGTTTCCATCCCGGGAAACGCTGGCTCCACCAATAGGCGTCATTCTGCATATCGCCGCAGGCGTCCCGAAGTTGTTTTCTACTCCACTTCGTGTCATTTGGTACCTGCTCTTCCGGCAAAATCAGGTTTTTGGTTTCGATGCAGACACGCTCTGTGTGGTTGTAGATATACCCGACCGTTCCGTACTTGCCTTGCGTTGTCTGGTCTGTTCCCAGAATTTTTTTCATGTCAATGCGATCCGCATTCATGGTTCCCAGACTTTCATACTCGTTTGTTCCGGGAATACGGCGACGCCAGAGGTCTTCCAGCATTTCGCGCACTTCGCGGCGGTCGATCTGGTCAAGCCCGATGCACTCTACAAAGCCGTGCATATGTAACCGGCCATCTTTGCCCTTGCGCACAGCCCAGAGCATCATTTTGATTTTCTCCCGGGCAATCTTGAACCGCTTGCAGATTGCAGCAATTACACGGCGCTTATAGTTCTTTGTTTCCCGGACGCATCCCAGAAAGTCGTCCGGCAAGAAAACTTCTTCAAACGTCCCGGAAAGGAAGAACCCGTTCTTCGTGAAGTTCGCAACAACCTTTCTTTGCTTTTTCCGCAGGGAAGACATCTTGTTCCGGGCTTTCTGTCTTTCGCCGGACTTTTTCTGCTTCTTCCCTCTGGTGTTCCGTTCCTGCGGGGTAATGGCGTAGAGACACACAGCCATATAACTATCACCACAGATAATCTTTTTTTCTCTGATATAGTTTCTGCGCATCCCTATCACCTCCTGCCCCGGTCAACTTCCTGTGTTTATTTTTCTTCTGTGGACCAGCACAGTCACAGAAATAACGGGTATACAAGCTCCCTAAAGAGGACTTTCGCCCCTTTAGGTTATGCTTTTTGCCATTTTCTGGCAGTTAGTCTTTCGGTGCCGCCGGGTAGTACATCCAGTGCGTTACATTGCCGTGTTCATCGAATCTGTCATCTTGGCCTTCAACAAACCACTGCCCGGTTCCGTCGTGAATTTCATAGTGTGCTTCATGCTGAGTGCCATCTGCGCAATGTGCCCAGACCTTCATACTGGTTTCGCCGGAGTAGGTTTCATTCCCATCATTCCAAGTTTCATTGTGGGTGGGCGGCGGATCACTCGCCCGCCGCCATTCCTGCACTTCCACCTTCGGTGCATCGTCCAACTCTTCAAGACAAGCTCTTAACGCCCCCTGAATCATCGCATCCACAACCGCATTTCCCGTGTTAGTTGCCACGATTCCCAGCAGAATATTATTTCTGACCGGCAGGGCATCAATTATCATTCTTTCGCTCATTTGCTTTTTCCTTTCTTGCAGCGTGTCCCATAGCGGAAAGATTTCTCTGTTTTGCCGCCGCACGGAAGATTTCTTTTCTGCATTCCTTGCAGTAGTGGGTGTTCGGACCGGCTTCATAGGCCTTTCCGCACCTTTCGCAGATTTCTTTAACCATTGTTTTCTGCCCTCCAAAATTTAGTCATCGTTTCGGAGTACAGCTTGTAGCACTCTGGGCAAAGGTCAGTGTCTTTGATTGGCCCTTCTTTCCACGCCCTGAGAGCTTCCGAATAGCCGCTTTTGTGCCGATCCAGTATTATTTCTTTTTTGCAACGATCGCAAATTCTTATCTCGACATCTCTTCTCACTTTTTTGTTCTCCCGCCTTTTGCTTTCTTTTCATCACGCTTCGGCTCATGATCTGCGGTGGTTGTCAGCTTCACAGTGGGTTGCGGCTGATCCGACCGGTTCAGCGGCTTGTCAAAGCTCACATTCGTCCAGTCGCCCTCCGGCTTATCGTGCCACGCCAGCGCATGACGGATACCAAACCAGACCTGTTCTGCCCGGTACGGAATGCGCATACCGTCTTCGATAAGTGGGTGACAGGCAAACATCTGATAAGCTCTATCCATGTCGTCCTGCATCATGTTCCGATTTTCCAGTGCCCGGTAAAAATCTTCTTTTTCGTCCTCTGCGTTTTTGAATCGCTTTGCATCCATATCGGCATAGTGCTTCGCCATGCAGAGGTCTTCTGCCAGATCATTAAACTGGCCCATGTGCAGGCGTAGATACATCTCGCAAGCAGCCTGCACAGCTTCCGCCACCGGGCGGCTCATTGTCACCGTGACGGTTTCGACTTCCGCCGGGGTATCTATTTTCTTGTCCATGCTGTCACCTCAAATCCTGACGGGTGGAGCGCCGTATCCGTCGCGCACCACAATACCCTCTTTTTCGGAAAGAAACATCACGGTTTTGAACGGGAAGTTTGCTGTGCTGATGCCTGCTTCATTCGCAGCATCCGCCAGCATCTTGCACGGGCCATAGTCGCACACGATGGAAAGATTAAAAATTCTCTCTGTCGCGCCTTCTTTAATGTGCTTGCTCAAAGCCTTTTTAAACACGTTTAACTGATCTAGCGTAACGTCCTGCCGTTTCGCGTCTGCAATGAAACACGCCATAACGGAATTGATGCTATCATCCCCGTTGCTGTGGGGCTGACTGTCAATCAGCTTTCCTGCCCACCAGCTGACTGCCTTTTCGATTGTTTCTTCGGTCAAGTTCATGATGCTTTCCGCCTTTCTTTAGAGTTCTCTTATCTTCTCCGGCCACCGGCGCCGGCTCCGTTCCAGCTTGCAGATCATCGCCGCTAGCTGGATTGCTTCAACCGCCATGTGCACGGCATGATACTGCATTTCCTTCAGGTCTTCTTTCGGGATTTGCAAATCTCCTTTTACTTCATTCCACAGCCGGTATTCGATCCACTGATTCAGCAGATAACGCTCCATATCTGCTTCGCTCATTTCCTCCCGGATCACCGCCCAGCCTTCATGTGCACTATGGAACATCGGAAAATTCTTGTTTGCGGCTCTCAGCTCCTTTTTGACCAGCAAACGGACATCTTTTTCTACAGCATCCATTATTTTTCCTCCCGATTTTTAATCTGCTTGGCTTTCTCCGCTGCTTCCTGGGCAGCCAAGTCCTGTAAGTCATCGTGCATCTTTTCGATGATTTGTTTTTGTCGTCTGGACATCAGCTCCGCTATGATTTCGTCCAGATCATCCGCCACGTCATCTTTGATATTCATAGGCGCAATCAGTGCCCGAAGGATCATGCCGTCCTTCACGGCATAGATAAACCGGCACTCCTGGTTGGCAGGGCGTACGCAAATCTGCGCAAACTCCTTGTTCAGCTCACCCTCCACCGGCTTCAACAATTCCGACCGAATGAACCCGACGCTGCCGTCAGGATTTCGCAACGCGATAAGTTCTTCTCCGTTGATAACGATCCGCGTCTTGATTTCAGAGGTGGTTCCTTCATGTTCCGGCTCGTCATCCCACCTCACGCCGTACAGTTTTCCGTCGATGGTGTATTCTTCATGGTAGAAGATGTTCTTCATCTTCTTCTGCGGAATGCCCAGCATAGCGCCCAGCTCTCCCGCGTCCTGTGTTCTGGGATAGCCGTCCATGCAGTAAAAGGCACTCCCCGTGCCGACAAAAATTCTGCCGCCGTTGTTGATTACCTCACAATGACCGCAGTTCTTGATCTGGGCAGCCAGTGCAGAAAGTTTCATCTTTTCACCACCTCCACGTCCGGCTCTCCATCTTCGATGAACTCAGGGTAGGCACTCCTTGCGTGTTTCCTTGCTTCGCGGACTGCTGCATTCGCATTTTTTGCTTCCAGCTTATACGGCAGATACAAATTTTCCTTTGTATAGCTGTCAATGCCAAACAGCATGATACTGAACTTTGCCATCGTTTGCTCCCTTCTATTTATTTTTTCTGTCGGTGGGCACTTCCGGGCTTGAACCGGGCGGGGCCTGTCCCATGCTCATATAAAAGGCAGCCGCCGCACCGGGCGGCTGCCTTCCAGAATTTATGACTTCGCTTCGACCGACGGAAGAATGTCGGTGTGGAAATAAAGTTTGTAGTGGTACGGGTCAGTGTGCGTGCCCGTGATATCCTCCACGACATACATTGTGTAGTCGTTCAGATAGATATAGTTTTTGCGGTAGGTGTCCGGCCCAATTTTCACAGTGCAGACCAACTCGTTGTTGCTGTTGTTGGAGATAGACATATAGCCTTCTGCTTCCAGAATGACTGTATCGGTTCTGGCATTGTAGACCGTGATTTTGCGCTCACTCTCGAAGTAATCTGCCTGCTTCGAGATATTGTAATTGGCCTTGTCCGCTTCGCTGCCGCAGCTGCATAACAGCAGTGATGCCAGCAGAGCAACGGCCAGAAAGAACTTTTTCATATTTCATCCTTTTTGCTATGCGTTTATGTACGGACTGATTGCTGGTGTTATCAGATCGTGGCAAATATGGCTGCCAACTCGTTTCGTTCTTTTTCATTTCAGTTCATCGCCCCATGCATCCCACCCGAGCGCGCGTTGGCGTGCAAACAATTCGATACGCGGCACATCGCCTACTAACTCGACAATCCGCCTACGGGTTTCATCCGGTTTTGCACTGTGTTCTTGTATTGGCGATTCTATTACTTGATGCACAGCGTGGCTCTTGATCTGAGTGGCGGCCTTGAATCCTGGTGTTACGCCAAGCAGACAAATTTCCGCATTCGCCCTTGTGTATGCTCCCATGCCCCAAAAGTTCGTGTCACTCTTGCGGTTTTTCTTGATCCAGACAAAGGCGCAGGTCTTGTACTCAAATCCCCACGCTTCCATAACTCGCAGAGCATCGGCAATTTGTGGGAACGTTGCCCACATGAAGCACACCGTACCCCCGCAAGCTGGTGGACAGGTAACGCACAGATGTCATCTGTCGTCATAGTGTGGTAATGCTGCGCCGCATTTCCCCGGCTTTTTGGCCCCGTTCCGTGCTGGCGGTAGCTCCACGGTGGATCTGCATAAATAACAGCGTACTTTTTATCTGGCAAGTTCATTTTCGTCCTCCATCATCTCAATCGGCTTCCAGATTCCTCCCTGTGTCGGTATCACTGCTCTATCGTCCCAATATTCATTTGCTCCCACCTTTCGAGGATCGTTTCCAAAAAACGCTTTCCACGATGGCAGGTTCTCATTTATCGCATCGAAATGCAGCCCCCATTTTTCGCAAGCTGCAACCGCTTCTTCCAGTTCTTTTCCCTGCCTGCAAGTCCAAAGAATCAAGCCCGCTCCTTTCGACTGTTCTTCCTTTGCGGCCTTAATTACAACAAAAAACGGTTTCCCGATTTTTGGATACTTGTTCTCACATAAGCACCCGTCAAAGTCAATAGCGATTGCTTTCTGCATCTCACTCGGCCTCTCTTATAATCCACACCCGGTGTTCGCCGTATCCTTCCCAGTTCAGTGCATCCTCATGGTTGCCAGAAACAGCCACGTCCAGCTTATTGCCTTGAATGGCTGCACCGCGATCCTGCACAACGCGCACGCCAATGTTTTCTATGTACAGAACGGTTCCAAACGGCAGGCTTTCATCTGCTGCAACAGTCAGCCCCGCCGTCACCTGTGCGCCGCTGGCAGTGATGCCGTCGCCGGTGCCGCAAATGTGCGGGTATTCTTCTGTGCAGTACGCTGTACACAGAAATTCCCCGGCATATTCCTTTGTCAGCCCATCCGGCAGGGCATTTTCATTGGCGGCAGTCTGTAACTGGTCGATAACTTCTTCATCCTGAATCGCTCTGTCTTGCCAGTTTGCCAAACGTGCAGCATAGATAATGCGCTGTCCTTCCAAATCGTTGATTCGATTCTCCAAAGCTGCATTCCTTGCACCTCCGATAAGCGTAGCCGTCAGGAGCGCGGCAAGCGCTGCTTTATTTACCGTTGACATTTTCACTTCCAAACCTCCTTTTCGTCACCGCGATTGGAAACTCTTCTATCTCACTTGCCCAGCGTGCCGTGCCTTTCCCGTATGTAGTCTCCCACACTAGAGGAAAGCCGCCGATTCCGTCAAACAAGCTGCCCAGTGTTGCGCCCGCTGGAAGGTATTGCTTCATTTTCTGGGCGATCCAGAACCATTGCGGAAGTGCGATGCTGTTTCCCAGTGCCTTATAACGCGGGCTGTCTGCCGCCTTGTGCTTTTTCCCTTTGGTGTCCGTCCATTCTCCAATGTCCGTCCACCCGTCCGGGTAGCCTTGCAGGCGTTCACATTCCGTCGGGGTCAACCGCCGGACGATCCAGTGAATGGTTTTCTCTGCAATTAGACACTCACTACCGTTGCCAACATTCCCGGCTTTTGCTTTCATGGTTGAACATTTGTCGCTTTTCTTGTAGTAGCTGTAAGACTGTTCGCTGAATGTCTGACGCTCAGTTATGATGGCTGTGTAGTCCGTCACTCTGCTTTCATGGTCTCCGGTAATGGTCGGCACTGTCTTGCCATCACCATTTCCCCGTGCATCAAAGACCTTATACGCTACTGCTGGACGGTCAACAGTGTTCAGCGTGTAGCTCTGATTTTCCTTCACGCCGGAACCATTTGCGCCGGCCGTTTCAGAGCGATCAATAATGTTTCCTGCTAGGCAATAGACCGGCTGAAAAAAGGTCTGATCCTGTAGCGTCGAAAGCGTTCCTGTTTTTTCTGTCTGCACCAGTGCGCCTTTGCCGCCCCCGGCACAGCCTGACCGGATTTTCAAGGTGTAGGCTTGCCCCCCCTGCTGGCCCACCATTCGATCATTTCCAGCAGAGCGGTTTCCAGCAGTTCTTGCAGCTTCTTGCCACGTCGGGATGCTCTGGTCAGGATACCCCGGCAGGCTTTCGCGCTCAAATAATATTTTTCCGGCACGTCCACCTGCAAAATCCACGACAAGAGCGATACGCTTTCTTCTCTGGGGCACTCCCCAATATTGAGCGTCGAGCTGTCGCCAAGCCAAGGACCATCCATTTCCGGCAATTGCTCCGGCTTTGCTCCATCTGCCCCCCCCTCGGAGGTCTAGGAATTGAAGCGTCTGGTTGTTCCACGCGGGCAAGCTCTTCCAGCACGGCGCGGAAGTCTTCTCCGCCGTTTGAACTGAACGCTCCGGGAACATTTTCCCAAATAACGACAACTGGATAACTTCCATGTGTCGCCCTCCTCATTTCTTTTATGATCCGAACCGCTTCCATGAACAATCCAGACCGTTCTCCCGCAAGTCCTGCCCTGCGTCCTGCAATGGACAAGTCTTGACACGGCGAACCAAAAGTGATGCAGTACACGGGTTCTATCTGGTCGCCATGTATCTTTGTGATATCTCCAAGGTGGATCATTTCTCCACCTCTTTGGATTTGATTGCCAACCACCACAGTGCGGCGTGAAGCGCGAAGCCCGGGCAAGCCTGAACCGTCACCTGACTTGCAACGATCTTAATTGCTTCTTCGATTTCTTCTCGTGGCGGCATTGATGTATGAAAAAACCTTGCCCGTGCAATCTTCTCCAAAATCCTTATTGCATCGACATAAAGCATTTTTCTCTTGACCTCCTATTGATATTGTCCATTCATAGTTCTTGCACGGGTGGCCGGAATCGAACCGGCTTGTCTGCCGCTGGGGGGATCAGGACGGCAGGCAACTTCCTTCTACACCCGCATATCAAAACCCACCGCGCAAGAGAGGTGGCGCGGTGGGGCGACCCGTTGCGGTCGGGTCTGCTGCCTTTTGCCTGGGCAATTGGGACAGGGCGTTTCTGCGCTCACGCTGCGACGTGCCGTTCAGCTTATGCTGGACTGCCATGCGGGCACGGTTTAGGAAATACGGACAGGTCGGATTTTCACCGCCTTATACGGAAGGTTAGCGCTGCTTTTTCAGCATCCGTATTTCCCTGCCAGTTTTGGAAGATGAACAAACCTTGACCGGCTTCCATGGAATATGCGAGCAAAGCGGCGCAGGCGGGGTTCGACCCAGCTCCCAGCGTGCTGCTGGCACGCCCTGCGCCATATAAAAAGCCGCCCAGCCTTCACACATGACAACTGCTGCTTATCTGCTGAAAACTCTGGCCGGGCGGCTACATTCAGTTTGTTTTGTGGTGTGTCACACTATATTCTTCGCATTCCTTGTTGTACCCGTCGCAGGGCGCGCACCGCTGCGACGTGATACGGAACGTATGTTGACACTGTTCACTCTTCTGTTCGCCCTTCTTCGGGGCTGGATGGGTCTTTGTGGACCTCGCAAGATTTTTCATTTCTTTTGCTTTATATAAATAAGTAGCAGTACCCAGCGGCACCGCATTCAAACGGAGCTTTGGTTGAACCCTGCGTGTCCGGTAACGGCGCTTGTTGTGAACGGCCCATCCCGGTTTTTCCGGCGGTAAAAGCGTATGTGTCAGGTCGTCCAGTCCTTCATAGAATCGCTTGACGTCCTCTGTGATTTTCTCAAACGCATCTTTGATCGTCTGATACATTTTCAGCAGGTCGCCCACCGGGTCTTCGGACCATTCCCGCGTGCCGTGTTCAGGATCTGTCGTCGTCATTGGCTTTCCGTTCCTTCCGCGCCGCAAACTGTGCAGCGCCTTCCGGGTATCTGGTGGGCTTCCCGGTCAGGTCTGCCGTTGCGGCAAACTCCCGTAGGATATGCAGCAGAGGGACAGCAACAACGCCGGTTACTTTCACGCTCATAGGTTCAGCCCCCGTTCTGGTCTTTCCGCGCCTGCTTGTCCACCGCACTGATGATGTGCTTCACCACTTCTTCCATGGGCATATCACCTGCCGGAACCTTGAACATCACGCCCTGCGCCTGACCCGGATTTTCCTTTGCCTGCTTCATTGCATCTGCAATAATTTTCTCCATCATGCTGTCCACGTCTCCGGGCTGGCTGGCGGAAGGATCATTCCGCTTTTCTGCCGTGTCGGCAGTTGCAACAGGTTCAGTGGCAGGTGCGTTGCCATACTCGCGCTTCCATATGGATTCAAACCGTTCGTCGATGATTGCTTTCGCTATGGTCATGACGACTTCTGCCTTCTTGCGGTTGCCGTTGCTGGCATCTGCAACGGTGTGTGCAACTGCTATTGCCGCCATAAAAACTTGATCCGTACTGTCTCCCATTGTTTCCACGCTGAGCGAAGTTTCGTTCTTCATCTTCACGACCAGTTCTGCAATGTTCTTGCCCATAATTGGTTTCCTTTCTTTTGTGTGAATCTTCGGTCTGGTGGAGCATTCCGGGGTTGAACCGGTTCCGGGGCTACACCCCCGGACGCGCCTGCATACTCCATAAAACGGGCGGCTTGACAGGCTGCCGCCCACCCATGCGGGCCGCCCTATGTATTCTTTCAGTCCTCAGTAGGTAGGACCCCCGACTGTCGGAATGGCCGGGGCAGCCGTCTGCGTCCCCACGTTTCCGGCTGCATGGTGGGCGTGATCCGGTGCGCCCAGACCTTTGCGGTTAATCTCGTGGTTCTCTGCCGCCGATCAGCACGCCGCCCAGCAGTAGGATCAGCCATACCAACGCCACCACGCCCACGCCAAACTCCGTTATTGCAGTGACCCAGCACAGCAGAGCGGTCAGGATCACGGCCAGAACCAGCGTTCCCGCCAGAACGGCCACCAGAATAATCAGGTTCATTTCGCTTTTCGCCCTTTCTTCTGCTTGTGCTGCTGCGTCTGCCGGGACTTCCGGCGGTCTTTGCACGGGCGGCAGTACAGCGTGGTCAGCGTGTCGAACCGGCGGTACGCCCCGCCGTCATGCCTTTTCTTGCTGTTGTTCATGTTCCTTCCGCTTCCTGTTCCTCTCGATCAGATTATCCAGCTCTTCCCGGGCCTTCTGCTCTTTCAGCAGTTCGTCCAAGCGCCAGTACCCGTATGACTTTCCCGCCGCGTCCGCCTTGCGCACATCGGCGGTCAGCGGATCAGCGGGCGGGTTCTTATACTTCTTGCGTACCCGTTCCGCAAATCGTTCTGCGCAAACGGGGCACCGCCGGGCGGTGACGTTATTTGAAAGGATCACCGCCCCGCAGTCAACGCAGGTCTTGATTATCACTGGTCCATTCCCCCTTGTGGTTCTGGATGTAGCGCCGGATATCCTCCGCAAACTTTTTGCGCTTCCTGCGCTCTATCACTTCAAAGATGGTGTACATCGCCGCACACACCACCACGACCGCCACCGCCGCCGCGCCCATCATCTGGCACACTCCCGCTCCCGCTTCAGCTGCTTTTCCAGCTCTAAGCGTTCGCACTCCCAGCGATACCGCCGGACACGCTCTTCCAGCAGGTTCACCTTCTGTTCCAGCTTCGTGGTGTAGCTGATGCTGCACCAGCCCCATGTCAGCAGGGCGGCAATGGTGACGATCAGTGCGAACCATACAACCGGCTCCCGGGCGGCTGCCTGGGCGGCATCCACGCCGTAGAACCACATAATAAAGTTCCTCATGCCTGTTCGCTCTCCTTCTTGTCTTCCGGTGCCTGTGCACCAGCCTTTGCCAGCTTCATGCCCTGAACCACGCCTGCGATATAGGTCGCTGCTTCCGGGTTCTCTGCCAGCAGTTCGGCCATTTCCTTGCTCTGGCTCTTGTCTTTCTCGCTCATGCTCTCACGCTCCTTTGTTGTCTGCTCCTTCCCGTCGTGCTATAATATGGTGCCATTGGTGATAAGCAGCGCCGCCGGGAAGTCCGGGTCGTAGTTGAACTCGATCCGGGCTTTTGCTTTGTGGTCAATAAATCTCACGGCTGCCCCGATTTCTCCCAACTTCTGAAACGCTTCTTCCTTGCGCCACACGCCGATTCCTATGCCGTTGCAATGAATCTCTTCCGGCTTGTAGCCGTAGTGTTTCAGCACTTCGTCCGCGTCGAGTTCATCAAATGCTTTTTTGTGGATCACACTTCTTCACCCCCTTTTCTGTTGCTCTCGTGTTGCCCATCTCCTCCCGCCGTGGTACAATAGCCACAGAAAGGAGGTGTAAAAATGAGCCTGTCGTTAACTAAAAAGGCTATCCTTGCCGGATACGCTCATTCCATTTCTCTTAAGGGATTTGAAACAAATCGCCTGTTTCTCGTCACCGCCGCTGGCATCATCAGCGGTATTCCTGTGTTTGATGAAAAAACAGACAATTTGAATGTTACCGTTGCACAGACGCTCAACTCTGCGGCTCTTGAAGCTGTTTCTAAGGCTGATAGCCCCGATGAAGAGCGTTCCGCTGGAAGCGGCGAGTTCATTCTGTTAAGGGATGCTCGGTTTGAAGCCACAACTCCCGTTGTGAACTTCCCCATTCTGACCGTGTTCTACGATCAGATCATTGCCGTGAGCCTTGGTACTGACCCCACCAATCGTTAAGCTCTCGGCCTTTTGCCGTCCTTGTACCGCTAATACAAGGGCGGCAATTTCTTTTGCGCTGCCAGTGATTACAATTTTCATCTCCTTCACCCCCCTTCTGTTGCTCTCGTGTTCGCTAAGTTAACTTTACGAGTTCATTATAGTTTATCAAACTATCATTGTCAACCCCTTTTTCTTCTTTATTCGTTGACTTAATTAACGCGCCGTGCTATTATTATGGTAAAGGAGGTGAAACAAAGGTATGAAAGATAGAATCCGGGAGGTTCGAGAGCATTTTGGACTTAGTATGGAGAAGTTTGGTTCCCGCATTGGCATAGGCAAAGCGTCCATTAGTCTTTTGGAAAGCGGTAAGAACAATCCATCCGTTCAGACCATTACTCTTATCTGCCGGGAGTTCGGTGTAAACGAACAGTGGCTCCGCACTGGTGAGGGCGAAATGCTTGAGCAGACCCGGGCAAGCGTGCTGGACAGGCTGTCCACGGAATACGATCTGAGCAGGGAGCAGCGTTCCGTAATTGAAGCGTTCCTTGATCTGGACCCGCAGGAACGGGACGTGATTCTGAAGTATGTGCATAACGTTTTTGACCGTTCCGCAGAATCCGCAGCCCAGAGCATAGCAATACCCGATAAGGAAGCCCGGCGCATTGCCGAGAGCGACGAGTTCAAAGCCCTTCGGGAAAAGAACGAGCCGCCGGAGAGCGAATCGTGTACTACCGCCGGTTAGTTCTTCAACGCGCCGCTTCTGAGTGGCTGAAGAATCACCAGTAAATCCGCGCAAAAAGAAAAAGCCCACCGGGGGACAGGCCCGGTAGGCTTTTTCGTGTATACAAATTATTCTATGGAGGTATTATCTTATGAGAAAAATTTCTGTCTTTGCTGTTTCCTGTGCCGCCATTCTCCTTCTTTCCGCTTGTGGCAGTTCTTCCAGTTCCGCGCCTGCATCTAGCGGCGCTTCGTCTGCTGTGTCCAGTTCTTCGGAACCGGTTTCTTCCGTTTCCGTTTCATCTTCTGCATCGGTCGATGATGCGTTTTCCGATTTTGAAGCCGCGCTTTCCGAGAACGGTATTGCTTATACGGAAAAGGTTCGTATGGCTGCTGAACTTATCGGCGGCGTAAACGGCTACAAATACAAAACACCCGATTATAACATTGAGGTGTATACTTTTGATCCGTCGTCCGACGCTTATCTGACTGCCGAAAAGGACGGCACCGTTATCATGGAAGGCTTTGGCTCATTTCCTGCTTATGCTCACAAAGGCATGGTTCTTATGCAGACCGACAACCTTCCCCAGGAAGTGATTGACCTGTTCGATGCCATGTAAAGCTCCACATTGTCTTTCTGCAAAGGTGGTGTCCCTATGAAGAAACAACCAACCGGCGGCAAGCGGCTTGTTGCCTACTACCGCTACAGCGGCGGCAGCCATCAAACGGAGCAGTCCATTGAGGGCCAGCGCCGGGACTGCGAGACCTACGCCCGTATCCACGGCATGGTCATTCTGCATGAATATATTGACCGGCATATCTCCGGCAAGACGGACGACCGCCCGGAGTTTCAGCAGATGATCGCCGATGCCGGGAAAGGGATGTTCGACTATGTGATCTGCTGGAAAACAGACCGCATTGCCCGCTCCCGGTATGACAGCATCGTCTATAAAAAGAAGCTCCGCGACAACGGCGTGGAGCTGCTCTATGCCGCAGAAGCCAACGTTGAAGGTTCCGGCGGTATCATTGTAGAGGGCTTGATGGAAGCCCTTGCCGAATACTACTCTGCCGAACTGGCCGAGAAGGTGCGGCGCGGTATGCGGGAAAGCGCCTTGAAAGGCAAGGCTATCGGCAGTTCCCGTCCCCTTGGCCTTACCGTTGACAAGGACAAGAAGTATATCATCGACCCTGCCGGGGCTGCCGCTGTGCGGTATATCTTTGAGCAGTACGCCGCCGGGGCTGCGTCCTCTGCTATCGTTGCACACCTGAATGAACAGGGCTTGTGCACCAGCCGGGGCAACCCGTTCAATAAATCCAGCGTAGTGCGAATCATTCAGAACGAGGTGTACCGGGGCGTGTATGTCAGCCCCAAGTTTGACGTGCGCATTGAGGGCGCAGTACCGGCCATTATTGACGACGATCTATGGGAGAGGGCGCAGAAGATGTTTATTCGTAACCGCCAGAGCCGTTCCCCGCGCAATGACCGCGCAGACTACATCCTGTCCGGCAAGCTGTTTTGCGGCGAGTGCGGCACTGCCATGAAGGGCGTTTCCGGTCACAGCAGCAACGGCGAGGTGTACTTCTACTACAACTGCCCGTGCAAGGACTGCCACCGCCGGAACATCCCGAAGGACGAGCTGGAAGGTCTGGTGATCCGCACCGTCTGTAACGACGTGTTGCAGCCGGACGTGATGGATCGCATTGCAGACAGTGTGATCGAAGCCCAGACCGCCGAACTGAACCAGCCCAACCCGGAGAAGGAAGCATTGCAGTGCGAGCTTGCCGACGTGCAGCGCAAGGCAAAGAATCTGCTGTCCGCTTTAGAGAACGGCACCGCCGGGGCTATGCTGACCAACCGTCTTGCCGAGCTGGAACAGCGGGCCGACACGCTTTCTTACCAGCTTTCGTCGTTGGAATCTGAGCCGAAGTTCCCGGTCTTCTCCAAAGAAGAAGTTCTGTACCTGCTGGAACAGTTCCTCATTGCCCCCAGCGAGAAAACCAAGGCATACCGCCGCCGCCTGATCGACACCTTTGTCAGCAAGATCGAGGTGAGCAACACGGAACTGACCATCTATTTCAACATTGCCGAGGAAGATTGTGGAAAAATGAAAAAAGCTCCCCAGTCGAACCAGCCCGAAGGCTGTTCGACTGAGAAGCAAATGGTCCGAGTGGCGAGAATCGAACTCACGGCCTCTTGAACCCCATTCAAGCGCGCTACCAAAACTGCGCTACACCCGGATATCGACCGCCGCTTCCCTACCGAAGCGTGGCGACAAGAGATATTATACTCAGGCAAGGCCGTTTTGTCAACAGATTTTTTGATTATTTTTGGTTTTTTCTGAGAAAAGTCCGATTTTTACACGGATACGCGCTTTTTCGTTTTTGCTGTTTCTTGTCAGTGCTTTTCCGCTTCTGCGGCGCGCTGCGCGCGGTCGCGTTCCAGCAGCGGGCGCAGATACTGGCCGGTAAAGCTGCCGGGCACGGCAGCCACCTGCTCCGGGGTACCCTCGGCCACGATCTCGCCGCCGGCGCTGCCGCCCTCCGGGCCAAGGTCGATGATGTGATCCGCGCACTTGATGAGGTCCAGATTATGCTCGATGACGATGACCGTATTGCCCACGTCCACCAGTTTTTGCAGCACCTCGATCAGGCGGTGCACGTCTGCAATATGCAGGCCGGTGGTGGGTTCGTCCAGAATATACACTGTTTTGCCGGTGCCGCGGCGCGCCAGTTCGTTGGCCAGCTTCACACGCTGTGCTTCGCCGCCGGACAGGGTGGTGGCGCTCTGCCCCAAGGTGACATAGCCAAGACCCACGTCCAGCAGGGTTTGCAGCTTGCGGGCGATCTTGGGCTGGTTGGCAAAGAACACCACCGCTTCCTCCACGGTCATGTTCAGCACGTCCGCAATGGTTTTTTCCTTATACTTTACTTCCAGCGTTTCGCGGTTGTAGCGCGCGCCCTTGCACACCTCGCAGGGCACATATACGTCCGGCAGAAAGTGCATTTCGATCTGCAAAATACCGTTACCTTCGCAGGCTTCGCAGCGACCGCCCTTGACGTTGAAGCTGAACCGTCCCGGGCCATAACCCCGCATTTTGGCGTCCTGCGTCTGGGAGAACACAGTGCGGATATCGTTGAACACGCCGGTATAGGTGGCGGGGTTGGAGCGGGGCGTGCGGCCGATGGGCTGCTGGTCGATGCCGATGACCTTATCGACAAATTCCAGCCCCTCTACCCCGTCGCATTTGCCCGCACGGGCGCGGGCACCGTTCAGCTCGCTGGCCAGCGTCTTGTACAGGATCTCATTGATCAGGCTGGACTTGCCAGAACCGGAAATGCCGGTCACACAGATGAACTCCCCCAGCGGGAACCGGACATCAATGTTGCGCAGGTTGTTTTCCCGTGCGCCCTTCACGGTCAGGCAGTGGCCGTTGCCGGTGCGGCGGGTCTGGGGCACGGCAATGCGCTTGCGGCCGGAGAGGTAGTCGCCGGTAATGCTGCGCTTGGCCTTGCAGATATCCTTTACGCTGCCTGCGGCCACGATCTCGCCGCCGTGCACACCGGCACCGGGGCCTACGTCCACGATATAATCCGCGCTGCGCATGGTATCCTCGTCGTGCTCTACCACGATGACCGTGTTGCCGAGGTCCCGCAGGTTTTTCAGGGTGGCGATAAGCTTATCGTTATCCCGCTGATGCAGGCCGATAGAGGGCTCGTCCAGCACATAGAGCACGCCGGACAGAGCGCTGCCGATCTGGGTGGTCAGGCGGATGCGCTGGCTCTCGCCGCCGGACAGCGTGCCCGCCGACCGGGCCAGCGTGAGATAA